ACATCAACATCCCAAGAATTTTGTACCATTAAAGGCACACCATTAAATCTTAATGCTCCAACACCATTTTGTAAATCTGCATAAGCAGCTGTATGTGAACCATTAGATGCTCTTAATTCTTTTGCATAAGAATCAGCAAAAGCTCTTGAACAGTAAATTACTTGGTTTTCAGCAGTAGCTAATTCAGTAGAACGAGCCGCTAACATAGCCTCTAAATGAGGTATTGTAGCTGTAGAACCTTGAAGTAAAGTTTGAGATGCAGGTAAAGTTCCAGCACCATGAGCAGTATCTAGAGCTTTCCATACACCATTACATAATGCTTGTGTTCCAGCACCATTATCAGAATCTCCCCACCATAAAATAGTAGACATATCTCTCATTATACCTTGTAATACTAATTCAGAAACGATTTCCATAAAGATAGTTCCTGATAAATCATAACGACTTATACCTCTTCTCAATAATTGAGATTTAATGTGAGATAATAAAGCTGTTGATTGTTGTGCGTGTTCAACTTCTAATCTACATAGAGTTAGAGTTATCACATCATTTGCTGATCTTGTATCATCAGCTTGAAAGCATGAAGTATTCATAGCTTTTGTTAAATCTTTAAGTGCTGAGTACCTATCTAATTTTATAGATGCTCCAGACACATCAGAAATAACCTCCATCCCTTTTAGATGGTCATTTTCAAAAAACAATGGAGATAGGAAATACTTTCTAGCATCTTCTTGACTCCATGTTAAACTTGTGTTAATTACATTTGCCATTTTTTTCTAATTTTTAATTTTTAAAATAAATTTTCTTGTCATTTGAGATGCTGTTAGCTAATACATCCCACGCATTTTCAGAATTTACTTCTGGAGTTGGGTTAGGGTCTTTGCTAGGTACTACATCACTTGGAGTTCCCTCCATTTTTGCTACTTTAAAAGTTGAAATTTCATCTTCTAAAGTTGCTATGTAACCATCCTTTTCAACAATTTTGCCATTTAGTTCAACGATTGCTTTATTAGACTCTTCAATAGACTCTTCTAAGGCACTCATTTTTTCAACAACAACATCATTATCAAGAATTTTTACTTCTTTTACTTCTGCTCCCTTTTTATTAAAAAGTTCAGAGATGTAAGTTTTTAAGTTTTCAAACTCATTTTCCATATTACTTTCTTTTTTAATGTTATTAAATAAATTACTTACAAGAGTTTTATTCTTGTAATCATACTTGTTTATATCAAATCTTGCAGCAAGTTTGATTGGTTCTTCAATTTTATCTACAAAACCATTTTCTACTGCCTCCGAACTGTTAAACCAAGTTTCCTCATTCATCCAAGAACGAATTTGCTCTTCGCTTTTACCACTCTTGGACATATATATACTTACTAGCCTATCACCCATTTTATCCATAAGGTCGGCTGCTTTTCTTAAATCTTTTGCATCTCCTACTTCACCACCCCATACATTATGTATCATGTATAAAGAGTTTTCACTCATAGTAACCACATCACCTGCCAAAGCAATAACACTAGCCATTGATGCAGCAATACCTTCTATACGAGTTGTAACTTTTTGAGGCATTCTAGATATAGCATCAAATATTGCTAAACCATCTACTACAGAACCTCCTGGTGAATTTATTCTTAGAAGAACATTTTTATCTGTTGGAATAGCTTTTATTTCATCTATAAAAGATTTTGCATCTACTCCATAGTTTCCTATCTCATCATATATCATAACCTCAGTAAAATTACTAGCGGCTACGTTTTTTATATCATACCAATTCATTTTTATTGTATTTTTTATTTTGGCACTTACCTCATCATGTTCATGGCTATAAGTAAAAAGAATTGTCATTTCTGTGCCATCTTCATCTGTTTGGGTTACATATAACTCCCCAACATCATGTAAGGTTTTCATGTCAGATTCACTAAAATCATATTTATGATCAAAGTATTCGTTTTTGTATTTTGACTTTTTGTCTATTTGTTCTAATTTTTTTATAGCCCAATTAATACCACTCGTTCCTCCCCAACAATCGTACATTAATCCTCCACAGCCTTCATCATAAGGAACATCTTTGTGTTGTTGATGTCTTTTAAAACTCGCCATGCGAGAAATTGTTGATCGGCTTAGCTTTTCTCTTCGTGCCAACTGCCCTGCCCGAGTCCAGCCTACGTTTGTTCCACAACTACTGCCATTTTCTTCTTTGTACTTGATAGCTCTTTTTGCATTATTAGTTGCAGATTGAGGGTAGTCGTTGTAAGTCTCAGCCATTTTACAATATAACTCATAAAAATTGAATTAGTTTGGAAATTAGTGGAATAAAATTTGCATATCTCGTTTTTTGTTCATTACATTGTAGTTCAAATCAAAACAAAACTTTATGAATTTTACCACAAAACTATCAGGACAAAATGCCACAGCCTTTAATATAACCAAAGAACCCCTTGACTCTACTTCAGAATTTTTAGTTGAATGGGAGTTTGTTGCAGAAATGCGTGAGTGGGGAGTAAAAGGTATTTATGTATATATAACTAAAGTAGTAGGTTTAGTTTCTGTTGATTATTTAGATAATGACAAAACAAAAGAAATAAATATACATAGTGATAATGATAAATGGGATATAGAAACAGAGTTCGCAAGTAATTACGAGCTTGGCGATTGTATTCAACCACAAAGCATTTGTGCAGATATAGAAAGTAATATTATAACTGTTTATTTTTACTAATATGAGTTACGATAATTATAAATTAAGCAACCCTATAGATGATGGGTTTTATAAAGGCATGGTAAGTAGATGTTGTGGTGCTGAAATAGGCACTACTAACATAAGTAACTGTTGTTCTTCTAAAGTATATGAAGAAACAGATATATGTAGAGAATGTAATGAACACGCTGATTTAGATGAAGAGTGTTGTTTAGAATGTGGCGATTCATGTGAAACAATAGAAGATTATGAATACATAGCCTTAGAGAGAGAAAGTAGAGAGGAAATGATGCGAGATGGTGCAAAAGATGAATATTAACTAAAATTAAATTATGTCAAAAATTAAAGAAGTAGTGGATTTACAATTAGAAAGAGAAGATGAGGTGGCAAAATACTATTCACAAGTATATAAAGTTGCAGGTTACATGGGAGTAGAAAAAATATGCCTTGAATTAATTAAAGCGAATGTTAAATTAAATAAAAATAAAAATGACAAAGGAAACTAAAAAAGAAACACTAAAAAGATTATTTCTAGCTTGTAATCTTGTAAAAGAGGATGTATTTAAACACAAGCACTATACAATAATAACAAGAGCAGGTATTGACAAAATAATGGCTGCAAATCAAATAGAAATTCAATACGATATAGTAAATTTATCTGAAGATCATAGCCATTGTCTTATAAAAGCTCTAGGCAAAAAAGGAGATAAAGTAATACAAACATTTGGTGAGTCATCACCTAAAAACAATAGTAACGCATATCCTGTTGCTATGGCTGAAAAAAGAGCAAAGTCTAGAATAGTTCTTATGTTAGCTGGGTTTTATGAGCATGGCATATTTAGTGAAGATGAGGCAGATGATTTTGCAAGTTCAAACCCTAACTAATGGAAGAGAACGATTGGATAGATGATGTTTTAGATGATGAAGAGTGTTCTCTATATCAAATAGGAAAAATAGAAAGCCTATTAGTAACATCAGCATCCAACATATATTATGAGAATATTAATTTAGAAACATTAACATACAATGAGGCAGAGGCTATCATACAAGACTTATACACGAACAACTGCACTACAGATACTAGAGAGCAATTTAAACAAATGTCTAGAGCAGGGGTATTTAAATAATTGGGATAAAGTAAAAAATGTTATAAGAATTAACAAAGAATTTGTAAAAGATGTAATTCCTATAGGTACTAAAACATACATACCATTAACAGATTTTATAATTTTTTTAGAAATAGTTCCTGAAGAATTATGGTGCGGTTCTCCAGTTTTTTATTACGACATAGATAGATTTTGTTGGGATGCTTTAGGTTTTTTGGGAGAAAAAATTCATAAGTCTACAGTTAGAACTAAATACTTACAATTATGTTTTGCCAAACTAGATATAAGCATATCAGAGGTTTTAGATAATGAAGAAGATTTGTTCTTAAAATATAAAAACAACAAAGAAAGATTTTTAGCAGCCATAGGTTATGTAGCCCAAAGGCTAACAAAAGCAGATTTAAAACAAATATTAATTAAAGCAAAAAAATTAAGTGATGAAAGATTTAATATCTCTGAGTAGTACAGAAGAGGCTATGTTTAATTTAGTTTCTGTATGTAGTAATTTAAGCTACAGACAAATAAAAGCAAAAAGTAACGAACAAAAATATGTTATGCCAAGAAGTGTATTATCTATTTTATTATTAGAAGAAAATATACCTGCTAATAGAATAGCTTTAATTCTTGGTAAAAATCATTCTTCAATATTAAGCTATAAAAGAAAGCATGATATAAATATGCAATATTACAAACCTTATAGAGAATTATATGAAGAGTGTAAGGATGAATATTATACAACCTTTAGAGCAGCAAAAGTAGATTCAATGGCTGATCAAATAAAAAATTTACAGAAAAATATAAAAAAACTTCAAAGAAATATGAAGAGAGTAAATGAGTATGAAAAAAGTAAAACTAACTATTAATTAAATTATTACAAAAATGGACAAACAAAAGCAGTATATAAATGGCATGATTATTAAAGAAAAAACTTTTGATAATGGTGGCACACAATTAAAAATGAGTATAAAAACTACAGATTTAATTGAACAATTAAACAAACTAAATGATGAAGGTTGGGTAAATTTAATTGTAGCCAGAAGGCAAAACCCAAGTGAAACAGGCGTAACACATTATGTTTATGTAGATACTTGGAAACCTACAAAGAAAAAAGCTATACAAGTAAGTACAGAAGATGACTTGCCATTCTAAATAACCTTAAATGAGGGGAGTAGGCAACTACTGCCAACCTAATATTAATATTATTAAATGTTTTTTTGCTCCCCTTATTTTTAAAACTATATAAATGACAGAAACACCAAATTATTGGGCTAACCTACCAGCTAACGTAAGATACAGTGATAAAATAAATCCTATGGAAAGATTGCTTTATGCAGAGATAACTGCTCTAAGCAACTATAAAGGATATTGTTGGGCTAGTAATAAGTATTTTGGTAAGATATTTAAAAAACATCCTAATAGTATAAGCAGAAATTTATCAAAACTTGCCTTACATAAATTTATAAAAATACAAATAGTCAAGACAGGTAATCATGTGGAAAGCAGAAGAATATCTATAGCTGATAACCCTAAACAAAATTGTGAAGTACCCATTAACAAAAATGTTAAGTATAATAATAAAAAAGAAAAAGAGCTTTTATTTGAAGAGTTTTGGAATAATTATAATTATAAAAAAAGCAGAAAATTATGTTATGCCAAATTTATGAAACTAAACATTGAAACTTGCAAAAAATGTGTTAGTTCTGCTACAATATATACTGATTCAATAAAAGATATAAAGTTTAAAAAACATCCTGCAACTTGGTTAAATCAAGGCTGTTGGGATGATGAGTTTGAACAAAGCAACAATGATAAAATGGTATATTAATGACATTTTACGACTATGGCATACAAATAAAAAAGTCTTCAGGGCAAGTAAAAACTAAGTGTCCTAAGTGTTCACATGAACGTAAAAAAAAGTCTGATCCTTGTTTATCTGTAAACATAGATGATGGCGTTTGGAATTGCCATAACTGCGGTTGGAATGGTGCTATTAAAAAACAAAACAACTATATGCAAGAAAAAATATATGTAACTCCAAAATCAACTAAAGATATGTTTGACTATTCAGAGAAATTTATTGAATGGTTTGCAAATAGAGGCATATCTAAAAGCACTTTAATTCAAAATAGAGTTGGTGAAGGAAATGAATATATGCCACAAGTTGGCAAAGAAGTAAAAACAATACAATTTAAATATTATAGAGATAGTTCTTTAGTAAATATAAAGTATAGAGATGGTGCAAAAAACTTTAAATTAGTAAAAGATGCAGAACGAATTATGTATGGTATTGATGATTTACTTGGGAAGAAAGAGGCAATAATAGTTGAAGGTGAATTAGACAAATTAGCTTTTTATGAGGCAGGATTTAAAAATTGTGTTTCAGTTCCAAATGGTGCTAGTAATTTAAAAATGGAATATTTAAAAGATTTTCCAACTAATATAGATAGAGTATACATAGCTGTTGATAGTGATGAGCCTGGACAAAAATTACAAGAAGAGTTAGCAAGAAGAATAGGTAGAGATGTTTGTTATAGAGTTACATATCCAAATGATTGTAAAGATATAAATGAAGTTCTTATAAAAAATAAATCTTTTGGAGTAAAAGATTGTATAAGTAAAGCACAAGCATATCCTTTAGATGGCGTTTTAAATGTAAATGATTTTGATTTAGATATAGATACCTTATATGATAATGGTTTACAAAGAGGTGAAACAGTAGGGCATGAAAAATTTGATCAGTTATTTAGTTTTGCATCATCACAATTAACTGTAGTTACAGGCATACCTACACATGGTAAAAGTAATTTTTTAGAACATATTTGTATAAAATTATCATCAAAACACAAATGGAAATTTGGGGTTTTTAGTCCTGAACATTTTCCTATGCAATTACACTTTTCAGTTCTTGCAGAAAAACTTATGGGTAAGTCTTTTAGAAAAGCCACTAAGTATGAAAGAATGAGTAAAGAGGATTTAGACATAGCAAAAAGATTTATATCTGAACACTATCATTGGATTCGCCCAGATGGAGATGTATATACTATTGATGCAATATTAGAATCAGCAAAAGGTTTAATTAGAAGGCATGGTATTAACGCATTAATAATAGATCCTTACAATAAAATTGATGCAAATATAGGCTCACAATCAGAAACTAATTTTATAAATAAATTTCTTACAAAACTTACAATATTCAAACAAAAATATGATATACATATATTTTTAGTAGCACACCCTCGTAAAATGCAAAAAAAAGATAATGGTTATTATGAAGTTCCAAGTTTATATGATGTAGCAGGTAGTGCAAACTTTTACAATCAAGTAGATAATGGCATTTCTGTATATAGAGATTTTAAAAACTCCCTAACAAGCGTGTATGTGCAGAAAGTTAAATTTAGACATATAGGCGAATTAGGTTATGCTCAATTTAAATATAACATACAAAATGGTAGATATAGTGAGGTTGGCGAACACTTGGATAATGATACTTACATTAGTGATAAACAAGAAACAATGTTATAATTTGGAATTTAAAAAAATTTTTCGTTACATTGTATTATGAATTTTCCTGTTATTATAATTATAATAGTTACAATATCAATAGGTTTTGCTATTGGCACAATAATTACACTACTTATGGTGAACCAAGATATTAAAGATTTAAATGCCGAATTAGAATCTTGGAGAGAGCAATACTATAAACAATTAGATTTATTTAAAAACAAATATACAGATGATTAAAGTGGGAACTTTTTTTAGTGGCATTGGTAGTCCTGAACAAGCTCTTCTTAATTTAAATATAGATCACGAAATAGAATTTGCTTGTGATATAGATAAATTTGCTAGGGAAACTTACACAAAAAACTTTGATTGTAAAGAAATGTATAACGATATAACTACTTTAGATATGCAAAAATTATCTTATGTAGATTTATTAGTGTTTGGCTTTCCTTGTCAAGCATTTTCTTTAGCAGGCAGAAGAGGTGGCTTTGATGACACAAGAGGTACTTTGTTTTATGATGCCTTAAAATATTTAATTGAACACCGCCCTAGATATTTTATTGCAGAAAACGTTAAAGGTTTAGTAAATCACGATAATGGCAAAACTTTTAGAACTATTTTAGATTGTTTAAGTAAAACAGAAAACAATCAATTTTCTTTAATGCCATTTGATAATTTAGGTTATAACATACATTATAAAGTTTTAAATACAAAAGATTTTGGAATTCCACAAAATAGAGAACGTATTTTTATTATTGGCATTAGAGATGATGAAGATAATAATTTTAGATTTCCAAAAGGTGAAAAATTAAAACTTACATTAAAAGATATTTTACAGGATAATTACGACAATAAATATTATCTAAGTGAAAAAATGGTAGCTGGTATTTTTAAAAGTAATTTTCAAGAGAGAAAGCCTATGAATATTGATAAGGTTTCTAAATGTTTAAAGATTGGTGGTGATATACCTTGCTTTGAAGTTATAAGCCATTCTTTATATCCAAGAACAGGTGATCCAAAACAAGGAGGCACAGGGCGTTTAAAAAAATCAGATGGCACTTCGTATTGTGTAGATACACAAAATATGCAGGCAGTAGAGGTAGTGCAAGTAAATCAATCTAAAGAAAGCCATAATCAACAGCCATATCAACAAAATAGAATTTACGATACAAAAGGTTTATCTCCTGCTCTTTCTGCAAATTTAGGTGGCGAGAGAAATCATTTATTAAACACAAAAAAAATTAGAAGATTAACACCAATAGAGTGTGAAAGGTTACAGGGGTTTCCTGATAACCATACAGATGGAGTTAGCGACACACAAAGGTATAAGCAGTGTGGTAACACGATAACAGTGAATGTGATTCAGGCAATAATTAATAATTTAATAAATTAAATATGCAATTTGAAAATATTGTTTTAAATATGTCAAGAGCTGAAAAAATAAAGTATCTTCACGAATCTTTAGAAGAAAGAAACTTTGGAATGTTTCATTTACTTTCTACTATTTTATCTTTAAGAGATAAAAAACATGGTGGCATAGATAAAAAAGAAATAGATCTTATTTATCAAAAAGTAATTTTAGATGCCAAAACCAATATATAGAGTGTTGGTAAAGTTTGAATACCGAAACACAAAACGAAGTAATTATATTAAGGCTAGAATTAAAACAGGAAATATTGATACATTTGCCTTATCTAAAAATAAAGAAGAAATTCTTGAACACATAAAAGCAAGAATACTTTTTCAGATTGGTAAGAAAGATGGTGAAGTTGATATTAGAATTATAGATTACGAAATAGAAGGACAATATGGCAAAACAAATTACTAGAAGTAAATACTATTATGATTATGATAGAAATACTAATCAAACAAAAACAAAAACTATGATAAATCCAAAAATGAAAATGACTAAAGAACAACTAGGCTTAGTTTCTAAAGAGAGAAAAGAAAAGCCTGTTTATACTGGAGTATTAAAATATTTTCCAGATGCAATTTTAGAAGTTGCAAAATGCAGCTTTAAAGGACAAAAACAACACAACCCTACCAAACCCTTGTTTTGGGATAGAAGTAAGAGTAGTGATGAACTAGATGCTCTTGCAAGACATTTAATTGATGCAGGAACAATAGATAGTGATGGCGTAAGACATTCTGCTAAAGTTGCTTGGAGAGCTTTAGCTAATTTACAAAAAGAAATAGAAAATGAAAAGAAGAGAAGATGAGTCTTATGAAGATTATGTCATAAGAAGAAAAGAAGAAAATGCTAAAACAAAAAGAAAATTAAAAGGGATTAATATATTTCCTGGCGATTGGGGTACTTTTGATAAAAGAATAGATGGTGAATTAGAATCTAGAATGAAAAAGGTTATGGAAAAATTTAAAGATAGATTTAGAAATAAAGATGAGTGATAAGGTATGTGCTATGTGTGATAAGCCTTTAAGTGGTTGTCCTTGTAATCATAGGAAAGCAGATGATGGTGAAATTGTTCATGATCGTTGTTTAGATAAATATAATTATATACTAAAAAATAAAACAAATGGCAAATGAGTTAGATGATAAATTTAGGGTTATGGTAGATTTAAAAGTTAAAGGTAACGCTACAGGAACTATATTTGTTAGAAACGATTTAAAAGACACTATACAAAGAATTGAATCTACAAACGAAGATAGAGTTGTTGGTATTGTTTATGATGGCACATATAACTTAGAAATACTTACTCAACCTCTGCAAGACAAAGATAAATTAAAGAAAATTAAATGATAGTTTATCCTTTTCCTCCTATGGCTAAACCAAGAATGACAAGAGCAGATAGTTGGAAAAAACGCCCAATAGTTTTAAAGTATTGGGATTTTAAAGACAATATAAAAAACTGGGCATTCCAAAACAATTTTAGATTAGGCAACGAAATATATTGTGTATTTCACATACCTATGCCAAAGTCTTGGAGTATAAAGAAAAAAACACAAATGATTTATGCTGATCACCAACAACGCCCAGATGTAGATAATTTATTAAAAGGCTTAATGGATGCTTTGTTAGAAGAAGATTCACACATTCATACAGTATATGCAAGAAAGGTATGGAGTGATAAGGGATGTATAGAGTTTTATTCTCTTACTAATCTTTTACTCTCTTAATATTATAATCTTTTGATGTTTTGTATCTTTGCTTGTAAATTATATTACGGCATTGTCTTTCACTTAAATCATGTCTAATAGCAACATCCATAATAGTGTTACCTATATTACCTTCATTCTTTGTAATATAAATATCAAAATCTCTAAACATCATATAATTTCTTAATGATTTTGGTGCTATAATACCATTTTCAATCAAATGATAGACTAAATCTTTTACAGTAAAATCTTCACCCCACCTTATAATAGACTGATCTCTAACTAAATCTAAAAACTCATCTATAATTTCTATTCTATTTGGCATTAACTCCAATATCCTTTTGGACATTTAATAAAATCCTCTTCAATCCTATTTTTAGTTTGTAAGAAACAACCACAAGTTCCACACTTTTCAATTACTTTTAAAATGTTTTTGTATTCTCCACAGACATTTGATCTACAAATATCTAATCTTTTTTTAAACTTTTTTTCTGTTGTAAACTTGACACCCTTACCAATAATAAGTTGCCAAAATAATTTTCTTAAATCTTTAAACATAAACAAATGTATTATATTAATATTAAAATAAACTAGCTATAGACTCTTGAACTTGAACATTAGATTGTGAATTACTTATGTCTGATTCGCTTACTATAACTTTTTGTTGGTTTAATTTTTGTGCAATCGCCTCTGCGACATCACTAGCAATAAAACCTTGACCTGCATCTTTTAGTGCCATATTAGATGCTGGAGTTATACCGCCACTTTCAAAAGCAACACCACCACCCGCAACATTCATAGCACTTAATTGTGGCTTAAACATAGCTGTAGATTTTCTATTTATTACAGCCTCGCCTCCTTCTAGTTCTGCTACTCTACCACCAACAGCAAACTTAACACCACCTTGTGCGTGTCTAGCTCCATGCACCATACCACCTTTAGCAAACTTATCATCTGCACTAGGAACTAAACCACCTTGCTCACCAACAAATTTTTGACTAGCAATAGCACCAATTTGTGCTGCAACAAAAGCAGACATTAAAGGTGCTGCCGCAATAGCACCAATACCTGTTTGTGAAGAAACTTTTGTTATTGCTACTGCACCATTTATAACAGCTGATATTATTGAGTTGGTTTTTTCCATGATAAATAACTTTCTTTTTATCTCTCTTAGTTTTTCATCTTTTATTTTTTCTTGTGCTATTTCTCTTCTATCAAAAGCTCTTTGCATAGCCTCTGTGTCTTGCCCTGCCGCCTCAGCTTGTGCTAACTCTGCATCAAATTTATTTTGTCTATCTAAAGACTCTCTTTCAAAACTATCTTTAATTCCTTTTTCTTGTACTTCAGCTTGGTTTGATACAAATTGTGAAACTATGCTAAACATTTGACTATATATTTCGCCAACCTTTGCTAATCTTTCATCTTCTAAAGCATTCATAGAATCAGTTGCTTTTTTTGCTATAGCTAGTTTATTTGCTTGAAATTGTGCTTCACTAATTTCTCCTAAATCACGAAGATTTTGATTGTTATCGGTTTCTTCCTTTTTTAAATCTCCAATAAGTTTTTGTTGTTGTTTATTTATTTTAAATATGCCAAGTAAACCTTCATTTTCTTTATCTAACTCAAATTGTTGTTTTTGTAAAATGTTTAAAGCATTGTCATTTCTTTGTCTTTCTAAAATAATATTTATTTCATTTTCAGCTTTTAATTCTGCTTGTATTATAGCATCTTTATTGGTTTGTAGTTTTTTTAGTTCTTCATCTAAAATACCAGCAAAAGCATTTTTTCTAGCTGTTTGTCCTTTATCAGTTTCGGCATTTATTTCTTCCCAACCAAGTATTGTTAATTTTTTAAGAAATTCAAATTTATTTTTATTTGCCTCTAAAAATTTTATATCAGCTTTTACTTGCCCTTCTTCATTTTTATCTTGCTGTATATTTATATTTTTTATGTTAGCTTGATTTAGCGAAAGTTGTTTCTTAAATTTATTTATGTCAATATTAGCTAATTCTTTTGCGTTTTCTATTTCTCTTTTTTGTGTATCTTTTATATTAGCTATTCTTAGCTTTACTAATTTGTCAAAGTTATCTTTTGTTTTTTGTAGTCTAAAAGCAGATAAATCTCCATCCTTAAAAGCATCACCACCTCTTTTTAATGCAGCGTTGAGGTTAGTTACTTTAGTTTCCATCTCTTGTATTATAATATTTAACTCTTGACCTTGTTTGTTAAATTCCTTGTTGCCATCTTGAAATAATTTAAGCTGATCGTTTTCCATTAAACTAAAAATAAAATTATCGTAATTTATTTGTGCTTGGTTAATTAGCTTAGTATCTTCTGCGGCTTGTTGCTTTGTAAGTTCGTGTTGTAACTCTTGCCCTTCTTGTATTAATTTTAATCTTGTTAATTCAGATTCAGTTTCAGCTAAATTAATTTTTTGTTTTTCAGCATTCATAGATCTAAAATTTTCCAAATCTTTTTTGTAACTATCTCTTAATTTTAAACGAGTTGTCTTATCTTTTAAAATTCTAAAATCGCTAGTTTCTTTATCTGTACTCATTTTAAACTTTAACTCTTCTCTCTTTTGTTTAAGTAAATCAATATGATTTTGACTAACATCTTTTGCGTTATCTTTTATCTTTTGTCTTTCTATTTCTATTCTATTCATTTCTAAATCAAAATGTGCTTGGGAAACAGTATTTCTATCTAAAGCTAATCTTATCGCATCTTCATCAATTTGTAAAAGTCTTTCTTTTGCTTTTTGCTCATCAGTTAAACTTTCTGTTAAATCTTCTAAAGTGGCAATATCCATTCTTATTTGTTCAGTTTCTGTAAGAAGTTTATTTAATTTTACAAGCTGATCTTTGGTTAGAATTTCTACATCATAATTTTCTAACATATCACCATGATTTTGTTTTAATTCTCTTAGTGCATTTGTTCTATCTAAAGAACCTTGCACATGAGCTTGTGAAGAGTTTATGTCTTTTCTAATAGCATCATTTAATCTTTCTTGCATCAAAGCAGCCTCACCTACTTCATCACCATAAGACATTATAGCCTCTATTGCAGTAGCTAATATAACAACAAATATTCCTATCCCTGATCTCGTTAAAGCAACTTTAAAAGCATTTGTTGCGGCTGTAGCTGAAACAGTTGCAGATGTATATAAACCCATGTTTATTGCTAAAGCACGAATACCTAATCCAACAGGTTTTAATAATACTCTGTAAGCAATAGTTGCGGCTTTCATGCCACCAAAAACTATAATATAGTTTTTAAATGCCAAAACAATAGTGTTTACAGCAAGTCTAAGATTTGATAAAGTAGCATCACTTTGCGATAACTCTTGAACCCAACCAGTTAATTCATCTATAGAGTTTCTAAGCGAAACATTAAAAGTTTCTCCAATAGCAATACCTAATCCTTCTGTAGCAGATTTTAAAAGTGTAAAATCACCTTCAAGAGTATTAAGTCTAATTGCTGCCATTTTTGCAATAGAACCTTCAGCTTTATTTAGTGTATCTAGCGAACCTTCTAAGCCATCTATATTTTCTAGTAAAGTTAGAAAAGCTGGGGCTGATCTTTTATCTAATAATTCAGTAGCTTCAGTAACACCAAAGGTTTCATCTTTTAATCCTTTTAGTGCTTCAATAAGCTGTGGCAATCCTTGTACAGTACCACCTAATTTTTTGTTTAATTTTGAGTTAGCATCACCTAATCTTAAAAATATGTTTTTTAAAGCGTTACCTGCTAAAGAACCTGACAAACCATTGTTCGCTAAAATTGCTAATTGTGCAGATGTTTCTTCTATTGTAAACCCAGCAGCCCTTGCTACAGGAGCTACAAATTTCATTGATTGTGTAAACCTTTCTAAGTTTAATGCAGAACTTGTAAAAGCAGCACCCATAATATCAACTACCCTACCTGTTTGACTTGCCTCAATACCAAAAGCTCTTAAAACAGAACCAGCAGTTTCAGCAGAAGATTTAAGAGATTCACCTGTACCAGCAGCTAGAGCAAGAGTACCATTTTGTGCTGCTAATATTTCTTCAGTTGTAAAACCTAATCTTGCATACTCTTCTTGTAGTTGTCCTACTTGTGTTGCAGTAAATACTGTACTTGCTCCTAATTGTCTTGCCGAATCTTCTAGTTTTTTAAACTCTGCATCTGTAGCACCAGTTATCGCTTTTACAGCAGCCATTTGTGATTCAAAATCAGCAAAAGTTTTTACAACACCACGAATACCACCTATTATAGCTCTAAACGCAAAAGCAGAAACAATAGCTATACTGGCAGAACGAAAAATGCCAATCATTTTATTCCCAGTTTTATTTAAAGTTTTAGCACTTCCATTTAAGCCTGCAATACCATCTTTGTTTTTAGCAACCGATTTAGTTAAACCATCAATCTTGCCTGTTAATGCAGCATAAGCTGCTGTTTGAATTTTTAATCCTTTCAGGTTTGCTTTAGCTAACGCAAGTTTTTTGTTTAACTCATCTAATTGTTTTAGATTAGCTTTAAACTCATAAAGTGTTGTTGTATTAGCCATTAGTATGATTTTTTAGGTTTCGGTTTTTTAACTATCTTTTTCTTTTTTTTTGCCATTTTAGTATTCGTTATTTTCGCTATTCGTGTTATAAATATTTTCTATCTCATCAGCCTCTAAATATAATTTTCTTATATCTTCATCATCAGTGTAAACTACATGACAAATACTGCCATCATCTTCCTCAACAATAAGTTCTCCACCATAAAGTTCTAGTTCTCCTGATCTATTAAAACGTAAGGCATCATCAATTTTTTCTAAGTTTGTTTTCTCTCTTACTAAAGGAGTTTCTTTACCAGAACGCTGCTTTAATTCGCTTTTTCTAAGTGTTAATTGTCCTTCAGGTTGTGCTATTTTGTTTTGTATTAAACTAGGAGTGGCATAATTACTATCATATCTCCATTCAATTAATTCTACACTAGTTAGTTGTTTTACTCCTGGCTTAAAATCTTTTATTTTATGTACAGTCCAATAAGTAGAAACATTATCTATTTTTAAATGAACAATATCTCTATAATCAAATAAATTAATATCTACAGGACTTAAAGCTATATTACAAGTTCTTATAGCTGCACCACCACTTATTTTGTTATAAGAATTTTTCCAATACTTTGTAAATAATCCAGGACTTACGTTACCATGTCCGTCATCAAAATCATTCCAAGATAAATTGTAATCATCAATAGCTATGCCTTTTTGCCAACCGTTAATCCAATCTAAATATGGATATTCAAATAAAGGAACATTTTGTCCACTTTCTTTTTTATAAACATATCTTGCACAATCAGTTTTGCCATAATAATTTAATATTCTTATACCTGCTTTTGGCAACCTTTTGTAAGGTGGTCTTTGGAATCCATTAATATGTCCACCATCTTCAGTCCAAATAACTGGCATCAAAGGATTGTTTGAGTTTGTAACAGGATTTGTCCAAGTTAAATCACCCCAAGCATAAGCGTTAGGAGCTACCGGATGATTACTACCTTGTTGTAGTGGATTTGGTTGTAATCCATAATTATTAAATCTATAAGTTGAATGAAATACTGTAGTTCCTAATTCTAAAGTTTCTTTTTTAAATCTTTGTAAATTTATAATTTCATAAGATTTATACTCATCTAAATTATTATCTTCTCTCCAAGCCGCTAAACTTTCTATACCATTATCTCCACTATCTACTTTGTATTTAAACTTTACATTTTGTGCTAAATCTTTTGCTATAAATTTATCAGTCCAAGATGTTCTGTCTAATTTATTTGTCCAATCTACAACTTTACCAGAACCAAAAAAAGAATTGTAAGGTTCACATTTTACTGTTTTAGTTTCTTTATCTGCTATCCACTGTAAATTAAATAATTCAGTAATTCCTTTTAAATAAGTTTTTTGATCAGTACAAGGTAAAACTCTTGTTAAGTTTACATCTACCTCTGGAGCAGTTGATGAAAACACAGGAAATATATCAAAAGTTAAATCTGAATGATCACACCACATACTGTAAAATGCCGAATAATTTCTTACTGTTATCTTTACAGATATTTTATCATTTGCATTTAAATTATGTATAGCGTTGTCGGTAACACTTAACCCATCACCAATACCTGATTCGCCCACATCTCTTTGTCCTCCTAGATAGCTATGTCCTTGCCTAGACATACTTTGTCCATTCCTTAAAACTTCTAATCTAATATGGCATAAGCTAGTTGCTCTAAAATCTTGTGCTACGTATAATGTGCCACTTATACTAATATCATAATTAGATGTAAAAGGCACTACATAACCTAAGTGAACTGTATTTGTGCTAAAATTATTTCCATTATCAAAACCTTCAACTATAGCTGGAAAAGTATATCTTGTAGTATAAAAGTTTAAACCAGAGGGTGGACACTTACCTCCTGAATCAAAATTACCACCGCAAGTAGTTTTATTAAATAATGCAAGAGAACAGCTATGTCCTCCATCTACATCATACAAATCATTCTCCATGTAATCTTCACCTGAAGTATAAGGTATAACTAACTTTTTAAAAGTTTCTGATTCAATAAATTCACTATCTAAAACGTAACCAATATCTTCAAATATTTGATGAGTTACTTTATATGCAAAAATAGCAGGATGAAAGTCATTATTATTTTTTATATATTGTTCGTTTGGATTTACACTAGGTGCGTTCCATTCACCATAATTTATTAACCCATAAATATGACTATCTGTGTCTGCAGTATTATCCCATGAACTAACTATGTTATTATGATTTTTTTTGTTTTCAGTAGAAAAAGCAAGTTCACATATTTTTTTATTGTCTAATAAATTAGCCCAATCTATAGAATCAGAAACTATATGGCAAGAGAAAAAACCACCTTTCCCTGTAATTCCTTTTTCAACTCTAATTAATCCTTTAAAAATTACAACGCTATCTACAGAAACTCTACATGGCTGCCAATTTATATGTACTCTCTCCGAACCTACAGCTAACATAGGATCTAATACCCTACAATTATGTTTGTTAGCAGGTATTGTAAATGTTTTACTAAAAGCTGCATTTTGTTTTGTTAAATCATTTAAATTATTTATTTGAAAAGTTAAAGCTAAAGGAATAGTATTGTTTTTTAAAATATCTAAAAAATTCCATTCTATGTCATCAATATTATATGTGTTTGTAATAAAATTAGGAACTGCTCTGTTTTGAAATTCTGTGTCTTTTCTTGTTATTTTAATATAATCAACAGTACATCTTGCAGGAGCTCTTCTATCTATTGCTTTCGCATTTATTAAATTTACAGAACCATTACTAGAATGAAAATGAGTACCATTGTCCATCATAGTAACACCACCATTAGTCATGGTTTGTCCAAAAATATCAGTGCGTTTTAAAGCAGCTAAACAAAAAGTATAAGTACCAACATCTTTAATTTGTAAATCATTTTGTGTATATAAAGAAGTTATATTGTTATTGTAAGGCTGTCCTTCTAAAACATCTATAGTTGCATTAATTATTTGTGAAACTCTTATTTCAACCTCATATTGATCAGCACTACCTCCAGCACCTGAACCAAAAGAAACATTAGTTAATCCTAACAAACCAGGACTTGTAAAACAATCGTTTTGCTTTACTCCTAAATTTGCATCTCTGTAAATAGAGCCTTCGTAAGAGCCTATACTTGTATTGTGAGATAAACTCCCACCAATCCAATGAAAAGGCGTGTTAGAGCCTCCAGAACTATCCCACGCAGCCGAATGCTTGTATGCAGATATATAAAAAGTATGTCCTTCAGGGTCATTCCATAAATCTGTTAAATGTAAACTATAATCATCTAAAGTATCAGAGCCATTCCCTCTTAAAATCATATCACTACCTGAACTAGCAATTATATCAAAACAACTTAAATTTCTTCTAGTTACATTGTTGCCTGAACCAGATGTGCTATTTTCATTTACAAAATATATTGCTCTACCTTGTATATTATCAGCATGAATAACAGAATTTCTTGGGAAAAACCTAGCACCTCCCGCGTTGCTTTGTGGATTATTGCTTGGAAAATTTATTTGTGTATAAGGATTTTGTGTAGAGTATGCAGTTAGATAAACTATTTTATTATCATCTGTGTTTGTTCCAGGACGGAATTCTCTATTGCCAAAAATATTTAAATATGTTAATTGACAACCTTGTATGCTTGTATTACCAATACCTACCATTTCTTGTAAAGAACCACCAACATTAACTGATGGTGAAGGCATATAACCAGTGTAAACTACTCTTTGGTTTACATTATTAATAAATAATCCATTTAAACCACTATTAAATCCTTGATCAGAATATTGTATATTGTCTTTACAACCTACAGATGTAATTATTGAGGTTGTACCAACTTGTGTTGTATTTGTAACTTCTTTAGTACCAACTACTTCGCCTATTTCTAAAACACAATTTTCTGCTGTATAATTTATTGCCATGTTATCCTTTTTGTAGTGTAATTTTTTCTGAATATATATAACTAAATTCTACAAATTGTAAGTTACTTTCTGTTGTGTAAATAGCAAAAGAGTTTGGCACTATTAAAACAGGAACAAGTTTACCATTGTTTAAATTGGATGTTGTATTATGTTGATATTTACTTTCTTTTTCTATCCAAACTAAAGGACTAGTAAGCATTTCTTCACAATGTAAAGCAACATCTTTTGACATAGGTTGAGAAACTACTGTAAAAGTATCTTCTCTATCATTATATAAAGTTTTTCTTGCGTGTTGTGATTCGCCTAACATACTTGTAGATGGTAGTTTGTCAAAAGTAGAGCTTTCAAATTTTGTGTTTTTACTTTCAGTACCATAAATGTTTAGCCAATCATAACCACCCGAAGAAGTTCTAAAAACAAATTTAGTTCTATTGCACTTGCCATTATCTTGTTTATCACTCCAATCAGCATATAAAACATCTACTAAATAACCTGTAGTATGGCTAAAAGTTCCAGGAGTACATAAAAACTTAACCTGTCCACCACTTGTTTTTACAAAAGGTGCTATAGCGACACCACTTGAAACTAAATCATTATTAGCATCAATAATATTATTTCCTGTAGTACCTCCATGAACAGCTATATAATTCATTAAAAGTTCTGGATGAACAGGTATCTTAACTAAAGAAGATTGTGTTACAAAAGTTTGTATTGTAGAACTTGCTGCATAATCTCCATTATTATCAAAAATAAATATAGTTAGCCAAAACTCACTCCAAGTGTTATCTAAAGAAACAGGCTGGTATATAGCATCATTACGAGAATCTTTGCGATTTATAGTGTAAGATCTACTTGCCCTATGACTGCGGAAGGCATCATTAACAAAGACATTGGGAGAGTTGTATTGAGGTGAGTTTTGGCTAAATCTTAAACTTATATCGTTGCTTCCATTAGCTAAATTATCACCTAAAATTAACCTATCAATATTTAAATGATTGGCATGAGGAAACGTAGCATTTGAGTTTAAGACTAATTCTTGTGTTATATCAGTTGTTGTGCCTAAAGATAAAAAAGGACTAGACTCAACGTTATCTATAGGATCAGTTAATAAAGGACTATCAGGCGTAGAACTATATCTGTTTGCATAAACTACAATTCTAAAATGCGTTCCTGTTTCGTAAAAACCAGATGTAACCATTTGTGAGAACTTACTAAATGTGCCTGTTACTAAGAGTTCTCTTATATAGCCCATAATATTAAAAGTATAATGATCAGGATTATCGTAATCTTCATAAGCATGACATATTATACCTGTAGGCAAAAAACCTGAAGTTGTAGTTATGGTTATTTTTCTTTGTATTTCGGCACTAAGATAAGCTGCAGTTCCATCTAAATCTTTTACTTGTAAAAGAATTGGGCGATACGCAGAATAAAATTCTCTGTCAAAATCTTGTGTTATTTGTAAACTCATTATATTGATATATTTAAAACAGCATCTACTCTTTCATTTACTGTTTGTGTTGTTCTTAAAACTATTATTTCGTTTATTTCTTCATCTAAATTTTTTTTCACTTCATCAATCCAACCAGGATTACTAGGAGTTGTACTTGTACCACCAAATTTACTGTTAGAGCCTGCTTTAGTGTTTGCTATTGCAAAAGCAGTTTTTTTAGCCCTTTTGTAACCCATGCCTTTTTTATTCATTAACCACATTGTAAGTCCTTCAATGTATGGCGAACCTGGATTACTACCAGCTTTACTTTGTAAATTAATAGGAGCAGGAAAAGTTGTGTTTAAAAGTTTACCATACCATAAGCCTTCTAGTATTATAGTTTGGAAACCATTACTATCTCTAACAAAACTTTTTATACTTCTTTCTAAAGCTCCTGTAGTGGACATACTAAATTCACTACCACCTCGTTTGGTTCTTATAGCATCACTAAACCTTTTCTCAACTAAACCTTGTATTTCTAGAAATATTGACATATTAATCGTTACATCCACTTTGTTCACAATCAGCTAAAGAAGAATAACTACCGCTACCATCACCTGGATCAACGCACTCGCCATTTATACAATTATAACTTTCAGCTATTTGCGTTGGTGGGAAATTATTTGGGTTCATGTCAATACAATCTACAAAAACCTCTAAATTAAATTGACAGCTTACAGACACTAAATTATCATTATGCGTACCTTTTTGTCTAATAAAATTTATTGTGTCTGGTGGCAAAACATCTTGTGCATTGTTACTAGATGCTAAACAACCTAAAAAATTTAAAATTCTTTTTTCTAAAGCACTCATTATAACATGAACATTATCAGTTAGTTCTACTCCTGTAATATTTCTTTTAGATGTTGGGCGAAAAGCTGAAATTATACAATTATAAGTTTTTAAATTAGTATTTACATCTACAATACTAGAAGTAGGATATTGAAAATTTAACATATCGTATTGTATGCTATGATCAAAGTTGATTGATGTCAAATTACCAAACTTAAAAGATTTAAACCCAACAGCAGTTGAGCAAGTACTCATATTGTTTACTATATTTGTTAAAGATGTAGCCATTATTTTTGTTTTTTATTTATATCTGTTAAAATTTCCTCAAACTTTTGACAAGCATTTTGCCATGACAAGTAAGTTAAAATTTCATCTAATCCTGCGTTTAAAACGCTATCTATAGGGCTTAAATCTTTGCTAGTAAAAATTCCATCTTTTGCAATTCTGTAAACAGAATTTAGCCAACCATAACCATCTATTGTTCCTTTTGCTGCTCTTTTAGCCTTTGGATCTCCACCGCTTGATAGGTTAGGAAACTGGTCAGCAATCCTTGTTCTAACTTGTTCAAAAAAAAAGCGACATCCCAAATTGTTGCCATGTCTAATTTTTCAAACAATTTTGCTCGTTTATCTATTAAATCATCATTTAACTTCTCATCTTCACCCTCTTTTTTACAAAGAATAGCTAGTTGTCTTGGCATATACTCTATTTTACCTCCTTCAATTAAATTAGATTGTATTTCTAATTGTTCTGCTTCAATATACCTTCCAAAACTAGACTTACCCATTAAATCTTTTGGTAAAAAAAACTTTTCAGTTCCTATTGTAAAAGATTGTATATTTATAGGCACATATTGTTCATTTATAAAAGATAAAGATTTCATAATCTTTTCTGCCTCTCCTAAATCCCAATGTGATACCTCTTCCTCACTGCTATTTGTCCAAAAAGCTAAAACCTGCGTGTTAAACTCTAAAGCCCTTAGTGTTTTTTTATATTCATCTTCTGTTTTATCCTCTTCCTTATCTTCGTATCTTTTAATTAGTTTTGTAAAATCAAAAAATTTATTCCATTTTACTTCTAACCAGTTTTCAGGTAGATTTACTACCTTATCGTTCATCTTGAATTCAATCATTAGTTTAAGTTTATGTTTATTTCTTTTTCAGTCAAAGGACTAGCTATAATGCTAGTATTTAACCTATCAAGAACATTAATAGTCAAAGATAATAATTTTTGCTCATAATCCTGAACCTCTTGTTCTTGATATAATTGTAAGTTGGCAAAAAACCCTTTACAACACCAATACATATTGTTTGGCAAAGAAATATACCATTCTCTTCTATTTACACTACCAGTTGCTACATAATCGCCTAAACCATTGTGATACGCAACTACTCCATGAATCAAATCTTCAAAGGCTTCATAATCTTCAGTAAAAAAAGTTGCATCATAAACTAAGCTATAAACATCATCTAAATAGCTGTTAATTATTTTAGAATGCTCTTTGTTTAAATAAAAAATTTCTAATTCAAAAGCCATCTTACAATATAACGAATATACTTTGGAACTTTATGGAACAAAAAGTTAATTTTTTTATCTCCACGCCAAAATGCTTTTACCACCTCCAAACAAATATCTCATTCTCATCATAAGAGAATCTGCGAAATCAGGTGAGTGTCCAAGCACTGCTTTCATCTCTTTTTTGCTAATTATTGCTAATTTATTGTCATTATCCATGTTTTTTCTTCTAATAACCTCAAATTCTTCAATTATTTTGTTCCTCATGTCAGTATCGTTGCATTTTATCCAAATATTACCCACATTTACTTGTTCTGCAAGTTTATAATAGCATTGTGTCTTTAAATTTTGATAGTTTTCTTTGCTTAGAGGTTTGCTATTATTAACAAAAGGCAATACTCCCTTCATGTAGTGAGAAAGATATTGTCCAACACCATCACTATCAATAATAATGTTTTTCTTCTTGATGTCGTGTTTTTCGGCTAAATTTCTTATCAATTTTTCTACATTATCTGCAGATGTTTTGTCTTTTGTTACAATTTCTTCTACTACTAGCCCATGCCACACACATATTACTAATTTATCACTACCAAGTAAAGCAACATCACAAGAAAGATACTTTTCTGCGTTTTCAGTTGATACTGAAGAGTTTGTAAACATATTTAGTATCGCTTCATAGTCAAAAAGCCTATCTTCACCTGAATCATACTCCCAATTTCCATGTAAAAGTCTTTCTCTAGATACAGGGTCAAGTTTTCTTAGTTGTTCTTCATAAAATTCAGAAATATGTGGATTATCAACTAATTTAGCTTGAACAAATTTCTTATGATCAGCTAAAGTGTCATCTCTATTCTGTTTGTAGAAATCGTACACCCAATTCTTGGCAGGGTTACAAGACATAAGAACTTTCGGGCGTAGTTTATATTCAGAAAGTTTATATCTTATTCTTGATGCAACTACATTTTTTGCTTTTTCAGTACATTGGTTCACCTCATCTATAAAAGCACCTGAAATCTCCAATGAACCAAGTGAGTCAAAATTAGGATCAGCAGGATATTGATATAAATCTTTTAATATAATTGTGCTGCCATTTAAAAACTCAATAACATTAGATTGAGCATTAAATTTATAGTTTTCTCCTTTTTTAACACCCCAATCAGAGCAAACCATAAAAAAAGAGTTTAAAGTAGTTTCTTTTAGTGTTTTTAAGACTGCTCTACCCATAAGCCATCTTGTTCCTGGATAGCGTAAGCAAGAATACAATAACCAAGCAGCACCAAAATAAGATTTACCACCACCAGCACTACCTCCAAATAATATTTCAGAAGTAGAGTTGTCGTGTAAATATTCCCAAGCTAAATGTTGTTTTTGTGTAGGTTTAAAATTTATTTCCAAACCTTTTTTACTAAACTTTTAGTTGTGTCAATAATTAATCTTGCCAATATCCATAAAATTACGGATGGCAAAACAGAACAAACAGCGGTTATTCCAAAAGCCCACTCTAAAACACCAGGTTTTTTGTCTTTATTATAATTTTCTGCAAAATCTTTTACGTTTTCTAACATTATCTAAAATTTATTCCTCTATCTGCTAACCAAGTTTTTGAATCAGATGATAAATCAAAATTTTCCATAAATGGATTAAGTCCATAAACTGGATGCGAACGATGTTTAAACCCAGCTGTAAGATTAAAATTTCCAACATCTACCTTACCTCTTACCTCACCTCCAAATGTTTTAAGTTTTATTTCTTGATTATCTACATACTCACCTTTAACTAAAAAGTATTTACCTACGTGTCTGTACCAGTATTCTTGGTTAGTAAATTTTCTACCCCTATCACGAACAAAACTACAGGATAATAAATACTCGCCACCAGTAACAGC